ATTTTACGATACCAAAAATAACAACCGCCCCATTTCCAATCAATTCCTCAGCATAAGGAATGACATTCATGTGAGCCTTGCTGAACATTTCACCAAAAATTTGAAGTGGTGAACCGATCATGTCTCCCAATTGCTTTAAAAGTCGATCTACTTTACTTTTTTGCAATGTTTCTAAAAATTTACCAAACCCCTCAAAAATATCATTGTCGTAAAGTTTAGCTTGATTATAAAATTCATTAGAATCAGTAACTGGATTGCCCTTTTTAGATTTAACAAAGATTTGTCCTTCTTCAGTTAAACCAAAAGAAACATTGGAACCGTCGTATTTTTCAGAAACTTCCCAGCCACCACCACTAAAAAGATTACAAAAATCTTTAGCGGTCATTTGGTCAATATGAGGAATAGAAACCATCTTAACAGCTTCTTGTATTAAACTTTCTCCAAATAATTGAGTATATTCTTCTGTATTAACACTACCAAAATAAGGTTTCAAAAATTCAAAAGCTTGTTTGGCTTCTTGATTAGTAATTTGACCTAAAGTACGTCCTGTGGAGGGATTTGGTAATTTTGATTTAATATTCTTTACCAGATTGTTCCAAAGTTTTTGTTTTCTATCCTGATCAAAAGTAGAAACTAACTCAGCCATTTTAGTGACATGTTTTAAATGTTCAGGAGTTTTAAAACCTAAAATAGCAGCAATATTCTCTAAATTTTCGTAAGCGACTGGCGTCGTTTCTTTACCGGATGTAAATCTTTGCAACTGATCAAACTTTACTCCTCCTTTGCTGTAACTTTTAGGCTTCCCCCCTACTTCCCAATCAATTTTATAAGCCAGGCCATCTCCTCCTAGAGTATAACGAATACTATAGGTAATCTCTCCAGCCTTACTATTTTTAGCTACGAAATTTTTATATTCTTCAGTGGACTTAATAATTTGGTCTAAAGTTTTATTTTTTTCTGGGTCAATAGGAGTGGTCGCAGCAATGCCTCTAATTAAAAGATCTCTAACTACTCCTTTAATACCTTTTTCAATATCGGCCATGCTGGCAAATTGAGAAATCCCGAAATATTTTTCTTTGCCTTTAATATTGACAATGTCTATTTGAATAACATCATTGGAATTTGCTAGTACTACCGCAGTGTTAACCTCTTCTGCTGCCGTATCTGCTGCGTATTTACCAGCGAATTCAGAATTTAAAAAATTCTTAATGTCGTTAGTCGAAACACCATCGTTAAAATAAACATCTAAATCAACATCTCCGAAATCTTTTTTAGTCTGTAGAGCTTTTTGAATAATCTCAGGAGTTTCTATTTCATTGGGTTCAGGGGCGCGAATACCGGCTTTAATCGCAAAAAGTCTACTGGATCCCAAATAATAAGAAGGTTCTTTGGAATCGATAAAACCTTTACTTCTTAGAATAGTTAAAAGTCTTTGAATCTCGTCAATGACCTCAGGTGTAGGTTTAGCCCTTGTATATTTTAATTTTTCGTTCCCTGAAGTCCTTTTTAGTTCAGCAATCAAGTTTTCGGCTGCTTGACCCCCTTCAGTAATCATTTGAAAGTGATTTTTAAAGGTTAATTTTTCTTCCTTTACTATTTTTTTAACTTTCAGAGGTGCGTAATTTTTTTTGACAACTTCTTGAAGAGATTCTTCAAAAAAAGAACTAAAAGACTTTTTTAACATTTTTTATTTTGTTTGTTGTAAAAGGGGTGTCAAAACTTTAGTTACGTCTTGAGCAGTTTTAGCATTTTTCAAAGCCTCAAAGGTTTTAGGGTCATTATTATTCGCTAAGGCATTAATAATATTATTACCATCTACGGGTTTATTTGAGGTTTGAGGGGTCGTAACGGGTTTTTGTTGTTGATTAGGTTGTGTGGTCGTTGTTTGTGTATTAGTTTGATTACTCTGTGGAGTTTGAGGAGTCACGTTTCCTACTAATTCTTTTAACAGTTGGTCGAATTTGGTCATAAAAATTATTTATCTGAGACTAAACTTTTATTTTTTAATTTTAATCCCCCAGCCCCAAATCCTTAAATCCATTTATTCAAGGTCACTCGAAAAGTCAACAGATCCTTTGGTAAAAAATTTATTTTTTTGAATATTTTTTAGAACAGTATGCAAATCATACTTGTTAGCAAAATGAATTGTTTTTTGAGATGTTTTAGACTTAGAAGCGGTTTTTAAAGCAGCGTTTTCTAAATCAGGAGAATGCCATGAATTAGTTCTACACCAAGGTAAAGGTAGTACAGATAGTATTTTGTCTAAATTTTGATTTGAAAACGGAAAATCATGAGGAAGAGGGTATACTGCTAAAACCTTTTCAAATTTACTTGGACATTTTTTGTACTCTGAACAAAACTTGTCGAGACAATAATGGTAAAAAAACTTTTGAACGTCTTTGGATGTTCTTCCTGTGGTGACAAAAGGGATACTATATTTTTTGCATATTTGAATGGTATCCTTAATAGCTGACTGTAATAAAGGATAGTAGTCAATTACGCAAACTCTAGAAACGGGAAATTCCTTATACATTGGTTATTTGAAGAATGATTCGACTTGTTCTAAAGTTAACCCCTCACTTAAAGCTTCATTGGTCAATTCATGTAATTGGGTTAACAGTTCTTGTATTCTAGATTCAAAATTTAAAAACTTTTGATGGGTTTCTTTATTGTAATCTATTTTTGTCTCACTCTCCAAGACCATCATACTATGGATTAAATCCCATTTAGGCCCGAGGTATTTTTTAATTTTTAAAAAAGTTTTTGCAGTAGGAGAATACGCATTTTTTTCAGCTTCCGTTATGGGTTCTTTAATTTTATTACCGTTTTCGTCGATAATACCTAATTTATAAGCTTCGTATTCTATATAATCTTTATTAAGTTGTTCTACAATAAAATTGTTTTTGAGTGATTCCTTAAACATAGAATTGTAATTAATTCCATGTAAATGAAGATTATCAAACGGGTTTAATTTACACCCTTTACCGAAACTTGTTGATCCGCAATAAGAACATTTTTTGGGGTCACTTGGATGAAAATGAATACCACCTGGAGCATAACGACAACCTTTACCGTAACTTGTAGAATTACAGTACATGCATCTGCTAACTGCTTGTTTTATGAGTGTTTTTTCGCAAATTAAGTCCATTTATTGTATATTTAAGAAAGATTTGGGTGCCTTTCCAATTCTAAGGTTTAAAATTCCGTTGTAGCTGTTTTCAATTAATAACACATCTCTGGCCATTTGTTCTTTGGCTTCAAAATAACTTAATTCCCATTTAGAATTACAAATTTTAAGAATTTTAAAATTAAAATTTTCTTTCCCGTATTTTTTAATATCTTCTAAAAGATCATTGGACGAACCTGTGTATGTTTTCCAATCAGACTCTTTATGATCAATACGATTGCGGGTTTTGCCTTTTAATGGTTTTCTTTTGATTTTGCGCAAACATTGTTTTTTACCAATATAAAACTTGCCGGTCACATTATTAGTAATTTCGTAAATAAACCCAAAAAAATTATCAGGACAATAAACCCCCCCAGATAATGTCCAATGACCTAAATCCATTATTTTTTCTTCCTTCTTTTATTTTTTTTATCAAAAGGAGATCTTTTTTGAATTTTTTTACCAAAAATGCTAAAAGGTATACGAGTATCCCCTGCAGTATTGTCACCATAAGGTTTAGACGCATTAGGACCTAAAACGGAACTTTCACCGCCTGCCGCATTTCCTTCTTCTTTTAAAAAAAATTGTTTGAAAGATTTCATTTTGGGGTAATAATAAAAACTATTTATGGATGATCAAAAAGAATCTGCAGTTTCTTTGTTCGAAAAATATGAACAAGAAATTAAAAAGTATGTAACCGTTGATGAATTTAATATGAAACAAATTCAAATGGATTTACCTGCAACTAGACACTATTGGGTGGGTCGTTTAATGTTTCATAAACAAGAAATCAATAAACTTAAAAAATTGCGTAAACAAGCCCAAGTAAAAATTACAGAAAAAATGCAAGAAGAATCCCCTGTAGGATTGAGTTCTAAAACAGTTTATGCTGCTTCAGACAATCATCCGGTCATTGTTAAAATCGATGAACAAATAGCAGAGAATGAACTTCTTGTTGAATACTTGACCAAAATTGAAAGTAATTTTAGATCTATTTCATTTGATTTAAAAAATTTAATAGAAATTACAAAGCTCGAAACCACCTGAGTATGACTGAAATTATTGTAGATTACGATTCAGGTAGAAAGAAAGGAGTTTTAATAACAGATTATCTCCCAGTCATCAGAGAACATTTTTCGGTTGAAGACAAAGATCAAAATTTTAAAAGAAGATTTTCTGTGGGATTTCGACCACCCACTCGAAAGTATGTCATTACTCCTCAGGGGCGTTTTGAACCTCGATTTATTTTTACCATCATAGATTTTTTAAAAGATCAAAAAATACCGTTTAATATCACTTTGAAAGACTCTTTTAAAGATATTATTAAAACCCCTCATTTAAAAAAAGAATTAATAAATTTAAATTTACCTCTCAGAGATTATCAAGAAGAAACTGTTTTAACTGCATTAGAAAGTAAATCTGGAATTATCCTGCTGCCAACCTCGGCGGGTAAAACTTTAGTCA